AGGTTTTGGATGATGACTTTAGACATCCGATTCCGATGGGAATAACAGGTATAGATAATCTACTAAAAGGTGGGTTAGCGAAGGGTGAAATTGGAGTTATTTTAGCTCCGACAGGTGTGGGTAAAACCACAGTACTTAGTAAAATAGCTAATAACGCATTTAACTTAGGTTATAATGTTTTACAAATATTTTTCGAAGACAACCCTAAGATTATACAAAGAAAACATTTCACTATGTGGACAAAAATTGCACCTGATAATTTGTCACTACAAAGGGAAGAAGTTTTAGAAAAAGTTAGACAAATTAAAGAAAATGCATCTAATCGATTAGTTCTAAAGAAGTTACCATCCGATACGTTAACGATGAATCAAATAAAAAATCAGATACGTAAAATGATAGCGGAAGGTACTAAAATAGATTTAGTTGTAGTTGATTATATTGATTGTATCGTTCCCGATAAAAATTTAGGGGACGAATGGAAAAGTGAAGGTTCGGTTATGAGAGGGTTTGAATCTATGTGTCATGAATTAGATATAGCAGGATGGACGGCCACTCAAGGTAACCGTTCGTCAATATCTTCTGAAGTAGTTACTACGGACCAAATGGGTGGTTCAATTAAGAAAGCTCAAGTAGGTCACGTTATTATTTCTGTTGCTAAATCCCTACAACAGAAAGAAATGAATTTAGCAACAATTGCTATTACTAAATCAAGAATTGGTAAAGATGGAATTGTATTTGAAAATTGTAAATTCGATAACGAAATGATAGAAATTGATACGGACAGTAGTGTAACATTCTTAGGAATGGAAGAACAAAAAGAAGAAAAGAACAAAGTACGTATTCAAGAACTTCTACAAAAAAGAAAACAAAGGGAAAATAAATTATAAATTTTTTTAAAAACAATAGTAAATGGACAATCTAATAGATAGTGTCTCAAAAGACATTCGTTACGTAATAAAGAGAAGTGGAGATAAAGTAGTTTTTAAATCTGAAAAGATTGAAATGGCTATTTTAAATGCCATGAAAAGTATTGATAAAGTTGATGAGGGTATGGCTGAAAAAATTGCTAGACTCACAACAAAAGGACTTTTCAGAGGTAATAAAGAAAGAATTCCTAACGTAGATGAAATTCATGATATGGTTGAAAATAAGTTAATGGATAACGGTTTAAATGACGTTGCCAAAGAATACATTATTTATCGTTCTAAGAACCAACCTAACATCTTTTCAAAAAGAATTAATCTTAAACCTTACGAATACCCTAATTTAAATGAGTATGTTGACGCAATTAGGCATTCATACTGGGTACACACTGAATTTAATTATACGTCAGATATCCAAGATTACAAAGTACATTTAAACGAAAAGGAAAAATCGGCAGTTGAAAGAGCGATGTTAGCAATTTCACAAATTGAAGTTGCAGTTAAATCATTTTGGGGTGACATTTATAAGAGGATGCCAAAACCTGAAATTGGTAATGTCGGTGCGACATTTGCGGAATCGGAAGTAAGACACGCAGACGCATATTCACACTTAATACAACTATTAGGTCTTAATAATGAATTTGAAAATTTATTAGAAGTACCACAAGTGAGAAGGAGAATTAAATATTTAGAGAAAGCGATTTCAAATTCAAAATCAGTTGACGATAAAGAGTATTTTGAGTCTATAGTTTTATTCTCGATGTTTGTTGAAAACGTTTCGTTATTCTCACAATTTTTAGTTATTATGTCATTTAATAAACATAAAAACAAATTAAAGGGTATTAGTAACGCGGTTGAGGCGACATCTAAAGAAGAAAATATTCATGCTGAATTTGGGTTTGAGTTAGTTAATTTAATTAAAAAAGAAAACCCTGAATGGTGGACACCTCAGTTAGTTGAAGATTTAATTATTGCAACTAAAGAGGCTTACGAGGCTGAGACTGAAGTGGTTAATTGGATTTTTGAAAAAGGTGATTTAGATTTCTTAACTAAAAAACAAACAATGGAGTTCATTAAATATAGATTTAATGTATCTTTGAATTCTATAGGTGTTGACAGTATATTCGAAACTAATGATACATTATTAGAAACTACAGAGTGGTTTGATGATGAGATTTTAACGACCAAACATACTGATTTTTTCAATAAAAGAAGTATTAACTATAGTAAGAAACAAAAATCAATAACGTCAAACGACTTATTTTAAAAAGAAACAAAACAATAATAAAACAATAATATGAAAAATAGAAAACCTTTTAATTGGATTAATGAAGAATCAATAACGTTTCTTCGTAGAGGTTATTTAAGTGAAGGTGAAGAACCTTTAGATAGAATAAAAACAATTGCACAACATGCAGAAAAACTTTTAGGTAAAGAAGGGTTTGCTGAAAAATTTTACGACTATATGAGTAAAGGATGGTATTCGTTATCATCACCTGTATGGGCAAATTTTGGTAAAGTTAGAGGTTTACCTGTAAGTTGTTTTGGTTCTAATGTTAGCGATAACATAGAATCAATATTATTTACTCAAGCTGAAGTTGGAGAAATGAGTAAAATGGGTGGTGGTACCTCAGGGTACTTCGGTAACATTAGAGGTCGTGGAGCTAAGATAACTGACAATGGACATGCTCCTGGTGCGGTTCACTTCATGAACTTATTTCAGAGTGTTGTTGATAATATTTCACAAGGGGCGACAAGAAGAGGTCGTTTCTCACCTTACTTACCCGTTGAACATCCAGATATTATGGAGTTCTTAGAGATTGGTACAGAAGGGGCTTCAATCCAAGATTTAACACACGCAGTTACAGTGACTGATAAATTTATGGAAGAAATGATTGCAGGTGACGATGAGAAAAGAAAAATATGGGCAAAAGTAATCCAAAGAAGAGGTGAAATTGGTTACCCATATATTATGTTTCATGACACGATGAATAATAATGCACCTAAAGTTTACCAAGATAAAGGGGCTAAAATTTATAACTCTAATCTTTGTTCTGAGATAGCTCTACATAACTCTGAAGATGAATCATTCGTTTGTGTATTATCTTCAATGAATGTGTTACACTACGATGAGTGGAAAGATACCGATGCTGTTGAAACTATGGTTTATTTCTTAGACGCAGTAGTTACTGAATATTGTAATAAATTAGAGGAATTAAGAGACAATGGTACTAGAGAAGGTAAAATGGCGTTTCTTTATATGGAAAAAGCTTATAACTTCGCTAAAAGACAAAGAGCTCTTGGTTTAGGTGTTTTAGGTTGGCACTCATTATTACAATCAAAAGGGTTGGCTTTTGATACCAGAGAAACCGCTAAACTTAACGTTGAGGTGTTTAAAACTATTAAAGATAAATCATATAAAGCATCCGAGGAGTTAGCTGAAATATTTGGGGAACCTGAATATCTAAAAGGTTATGGTAGAAGAAACGTAACACTTAATGCGGTCGCTCCGACTACGTCATCAGCATTTATTCTTGGTCAGGTATCACAATCTATTGAACCAATTTGGTCTAACTGTTATGTTAAGGATGTTGCTAAGATGAAGGTAACTATAAAAAATCCAGTGTTGAAAGAATTATTAGACACTATGGGTCGAGATAATAAAGAGACTTGGGATAGTATAAAAAAGGCTGATGGGTCAGTACAACACTTAGACTTCCTAAGTGACGAACAAAAAGATGTCTTTAGAACTTTTGCTGAGATTAACCAATCATCGATTATTAATCAGGCGGCAATTAGACAAGATTTTATTGACCAATCACAGTCTCTAAACTTAATGGTATCACCTGAGATGCCGACTAAAGATGTTAATAAATTACTTATTGACTCGTGGAAGTTGGGGGTTAAAACTTTATATTACCAACATTCTATGAATTCGGCACAGGCATTTGCAAGGAAAAAGTTAAATCTAAATGATTTACAATGTGTTGCATGTGAAGGTTAAGGAATAAAATAATAGTATTTTATGTGAAAAGGTTAGATTCGTCTAACCTTTTTTCTTTTATATTTAGATAAAATAATCTGTGTTTATATTTATGAAATATGGCGAACGGTAAAACATACGGTGTATTCTTTCCATTCAGGGATAGTTTACAAGGGGACTACCTTAGATTGACTCAATCAACTGATGAGGAGATTAGGGCAGATTTACTACATTTAATATTAACTAGGAAAGGAAGTAGATATTATTTACCTGATTTTGGAACTCGTATTTATGAGTTTATTTTTGAACCAATGGATGGACCAACATTCGATGCTATAAAAGCCGATGTCCGACAAGCTGTAGATAAGTATATACCTAATTTACAAATAAATGATATTACAATAGAACCTTATGTAGAGGCGGAACCTTTACCTGGTGAAATAAACTATGATGAGTTAGGTGGTCAAATTTTTAGAGTAGCTAGTGATAGTGCGGTTGAGTATACTGCAAAGTTAAGAATTGACTATACAATTGTTAGTGGTACATTTTCATCAAAAGATTTCGTGATTATAAATATTTAATAGTATATGGCTAACCGTAAAATTTCATACACAGATAGAGACTTTCAATCCTTAAGACAGGAATTGATAAATTACACTCAACAATATTACCCTGATTTAATAGGTAATTTTAATGACGCATCCATTTATTCGGTATTTATGGATTTAAACGCTGCGATTGGTGATAACTTACATTACCATATGGACCGTAGTATACAAGAAACGGTACTTCAATATGCTCAACAGAAGTCATCAATATATAATATCGCAAGAACGTATGGGTTAAAAATACCCGGTAATAGACCTTCCATCGCTTTAGTTGATGTATCAATTACAGTACCGGCTTTAGGTGACCAAGAAGATGAGAGATATTTGGGTACTATGAGAGCGGGTTCTCAGTTTATTGGTGGGGGTCAAGTATTTGAGAACCCTAATGACATTGAGTTTAGTTCACAGTATAATAGTGAAGGTTACCCGAATCGTACTAAGACACCAAATTTTGACGCCAATAATCGTTTAATAAATTATACTATGACCAAAAGAGAGGTTGTAGTTAATGGTTTAACTAAAACTTTTAAAAAGGTTATTAATAATAACGATGTTAGACCATTTTTTGAATTCTTTTTACCTGAAAAGAATGTTATTAGTATAACTTCTATAATACAAAAAGATGGGGTTAACTATCAGTCTCCACCTACATATGATGAATTTATAAGTTCAACTAACAAATGGTATGAAGTCGATGCGTTGGCTGAGTCTAAAATATTTGTTGAGGACCCAACTAAACCTGCTGACCAACCAGGTATTAAAGTTGGGAAGTATATTGAGACTGAAACACGATTTGTTTCTGAATATACACCTGAAGGGTATTGTAAAATAAATTTTGGTGGTGGTACTACAACACCTGAAGAACAGTTACAAGAATTCACAAGAACGGGAGTTCCGTTAAGAATACAAGATTATCAAAATAATATTGGTTTAGGTGTTACTGTTAGGGCTAACACGACATTATTTGTACAATATAGAGTTGGTGGTGGTAAGGCGTCTAATATTGGTGTTGATACATTAACTCAATTTGGTACAACATTTTTTGATGTAAATGGACCGTCAAGTACAATTAGTCAAAATGTAATTGAAAGTTTAAGAACTAATAATGTTACCGCGGCAATCGGTGGAGGTGATTTACCAACTGCTGAGGAAGTTAGAAATATGGTATCCTTTAATTTTGCCGCACAAAAAAGAGCGGTAACGGTTAATGATTATAATTCATTAGTTAGAACTATGCCGAGTAGATATGGTGCACCTGCTAAGGCTGCGATTACTGAAGAAGATAATAAAATAAAAATTGAAATTCTTTCATACGACACCCAAGGTAAGTTAACTGAATCGGTATCTAATACATTAAAACAAAATATTGCTAATTATTTATCACATTATAGGATGATAAATGATTATATCTCCATATCAAGTGCAAACGTAGTGGATTTAGAATTTGACTTATCAGTTGTTATGGATTCGACTCAAAATCAAGGGCAAATTATCACAAATATTATTAATTCTGTAGATAGTTATTTTTCACCTCAAAGACAACAGTTAGGTAGTAATGTTAATGTTTCAGATGTTAGAAGAATCGTTCAAGATATTCCAGGTGTTATTTCATTATCTGACTTAAAGGTTTTTGGAAAAGTTGGGGGTAGGTACTCTAATTCGCAAACATCACAAAGATATTCTGATAGTCAAACAAAAGAAATAAAGTTAATTGATGATACCATTTTTGCTCAACCAAATCAGGTGTATCAAATTCGTTTTCCCGATAACGATATCAAAGTAAGGGCTAAGTCACTTAAAAATGTCGACTTCTCTTAAATCTATCCATATACTTTTGACAAAATCAAATTAAAATTAGGATGAATAACTATTTATCTTAAAAACTAATTATGCCGAAATCAATTAGAATAAGAACAGAACCTGGTGTTGATAGAAATATTAATGTTAAAATTGACCAAGATTTTGATTCGTTAGAAATTCTGTCTTTAAAATTAAGACAAGAGGATTTATACACACAGTTTTGTGCCGACTATGGGGTCGTTGTAGGTCGTGTTATCGCCAATGGGGGGTTAGGTGTACCTAACGCCCATATTTCTATTTTTATACCTTTAGATAGTGTGGATGAAGAAGACCCGATAATATCTACACTTTACCCATATAAAACACCAACCACTAAAAATGAGGATGGGTATCGTTATAATCTTTTACCTTATGAAGATGAGTACTATGGACACAATGCTACGGGGACGTTCCCTTCGGTTGATGATGTATTAACACGTAAAGAAGTTTTACAGGTTTATGAAAAGTATTATAAGTATTCTGTAAGAACCAATGCGTCAGGTGATTTTATGATTGTGGGGGTACCGTTAGGTAGTCAAAAAATTGTTATGGATTTAGACCTGTCTAATATGGGTGAGTTTTCATTAAGGCCTTCCGATTTAATTAGAATGGGTAGAGGGGTTAAATCTCAATTTAATGGTCAACTATTTAAAGATTCTGAAAATATTGACTCACTACCACAGATAGCTCACGAAATAAAAGATATAGATGTTAGTTCATTTTGGGGACAAGATGAGATGTGTGACGTTGGAATAACTAGGGTCGATTTTGATTTATCTGACCAGGGTATTGAAATCTTACCTCATTCAACTTTCATGGGTTCAATTACGTCATCAAATGATGATGAATATATCAAAGCCAATTGTAGACCTAAAAAAGATACGGGTAACCTATGTGATATGGTTGCAGGTCCTGGAGAGATTTTAGCCATAAGACAAACGATACAAGAAGATGAGAATGGTGACCCAGTACTTGAACAATACCAATTAGAGGATGGTGGTAATGTTATAGATGATAACGGTGCTTGGTTAATTGACCTACCGATGAACTTAGATTATGTAACTACTAACGAGTTCGGGGAACGAGTTATTTCAGTTGACCCAACAGTCGGTATACCAACTAAATCTAAGTATAGGTTTAAAGTTAAATGGCAAAATGAGGCGGGACTACAAACTCAAATAATGAGGGCCAATTATTTAATTCCAAATATAAAAGAACATTGGACAGGTGGCACCGCGCCTAATATGGGTTCCAATACCAATTTTATAAATAGAAATAAATCATATTCGTTTTCATTAGATTGGTCGGATTATTATGATAAAGATTCCGCAATAAAATGTGAAGACACATTTTATTTGTTTGGTTATAATAAGGTATATACAACAGCGGCACATATTGACCGTTGGAAATACGGTATTAATAGGGCGTCACATTACGGTATAAAAGAAATTTTAGACAAGTCATGTGCGAGTGAGAATAATAGGTTTCCAACAAATGATGGACAGCGAAATTTTGATTTATTGTACTTTTTATTTAATATTCTATTAACTATCGTTACACCGATTATTGTGGTTATTTTACCTATAATGCACGTTTTAGCGTTACTATATCCAATTTTTAGGGTAATAATTAATTTTGTTTTATGGATTATAAACAAGTTAGTTTATGGTATTTGTAAGGTTGTTGCATTTCTAAGTAGAAAATTAAAAAAGAGTGATTGTAAAAAAGAAACAATTACTCCATTACCTAAAGATAACCCATTCAAGAGGTTAACACTACCTATGATAACTTATCCCGATTGTGAGGCTTGTAACTGTAAAGAAGCGACGTTACCTCCCGCCGAGAGTGAGACTCTTGATGATATGAATGTGGTATTAGCAAATAACAACGAAAGTAATTTAGCGGATTTTGTTAGTATTGGAGCGTATGACGCACCAATTGAATGTAGGAATTCTACGCTACCAAATGGAGTCCAACTAGATGGTGCGGGTTCTAATACGCAGATTTGTAACTCTTGTTATAACGGTACAAGTGATGACGGTGCGCCAGAAAATTACAACATGGTTATATTCTCAGGGTATGACCCTGACGCTGAAATTTCAGGTCCAGGTACGAATGATTTACCTCAACCAAGTAATAGGTGGTATAAAAGTCCGATTTCTTTACAGGACCCAACCCCCGGTAACCCTAGAACAAGAATTCCTTATCACGTAACAGTACCTCAAGCGGTAAATTTAATGAATCAAAGGGAACGATATTTTCAAAATATTGATGATGGTGACGGTAATACAGTTTTTAATAATTTACCAAATCGTATGCAAGTTGAGTTTACAAACAACCAATTCGCATCTAATGGTGTCTCTGACCCACCGATAACCGCTACTAGAAATCGGTATGAAGATATGCCTCTTATAATGGTTACTGATGGTCAAGTCAATATGGATAATGGACAATTATTAAGTTTTGTAGACCCTGAATTGGTACCTGATGAAAACGTTAATAATACTGGTTTAACAATTAACCAATACGGGTACCAAAGTATTGAGGGTACTATGACCCACAACTCGTCTAATTATGTTCAGGTTACAAATGCAATAACATATATGAAACCTGATGGTAATACTCAGAATGCTGATATAGATTTCTACTCACCTGTTTCAGGATTGTCATATAATTTTAAAATGGGTCTTGAGTATCACCAAGTAATCGGAAGTGTTACGATAGGTGAGGCGATTGATATTATGACGGGATACAGTTCGAACCAAATTTACAAAACTAGGTCCATATTATGGAATTATTTGATAGGTAAAGTTAATCAAATATTATGTTATAGGCAAGTATCACTACTCAATTCAATGTCTATTCAATCACTATCATGGACAGAATATTTTGAACAATATAAAGATTTAAAAATATATTTCCTAACTAAGGGTGTTGACCCCTTCGCCCCAAGACAAAAGATGAAATTTAATATGTCTATGTTGTTTGGTAATACGAATTACTCGATAACTAGTACTCATGTTCAAACCGTTTTTGAGGGTGATTACTTCCCAAATATACCTATTGGTGCGACTAACCCTACGGATATTTATGCACCTGAAACTCACTACGAAAATTTAGTTGGACTCCAATTTAATAATGGTGGGATAGGTAATAGTAATGGTAAATTATTTCATAAATCTTTTTTGTTTACTCCTCCTAACATTGGTACGGCATATGAAGATTGTACTTCACAAAATTTTAAATTACCTCAAACACCAAATACAACTACTGGTTGTACAATAAGTGCGGGTCTACCGTATGTTGCGGGAGAAACTATAAAATTTTCTTTAGATGATTCAAATTTTATAATAGGTACTGTTATTTCATATAACTCAGCAAACGGAGATATTTCATTTGAGATTGTTAGTTCGACATTTATCCCTGGAACCTCAGGTGGTCTTGGTACTTGGTGTATATCATTAATAAACTCATTTACAACATTTGAGACAACGGCATTTGCCTATTACTCATCATTAGGTGAACAATGGGGTGGTAATTTATCCTCACCAGCCCCTATTGGTAATATGGGTTGCCCTGATGGTAAAGTAGTTAATTCTAATTCTAGTACCCCGACATATCCTCCTGCAAGTACTTCAGGTGTACAACCAAATAAAGTCTATTCAATAAGTAGTACTTATCTTACGAATAACGGTCAGGGACGTATTGATGGAGCATCATACCAATGGACGAATCAAAGTCCTAATTATCCAATAGATAGTAATGATAATAGTCAAAAAGGTTTTACTATTGCACCATCATATTGGTTAAATGAAGACCCATTAAATCCTGGTGGAAATACTCCGACCATTGAGATAAATGACCCTACACAATTAATATTTAGGTCTGATAGGTTACCTACTTCATCGTATAGAGATACGGGTCTTGACTCCGATTTAAGAACTTATCAGGATTTTCCATTTATGTTGAATGAAACGTTTGCTTATTGGTATATTGGTGATAATGGACAAAGTACATTAGTAGGTGCTGACGGTGCAAATACTTCTAACGATAGTTCAGGTGGTCAAGGTGATTTAGAGTCTGACCCAGACACCGCTTTTCTTCCTGACGTGTTACAAACTTTTACGTGTGATGGGTTGGTTGTCCTTAAATGTTATAAAGGAGAGGGTGATACTTTTGGTGTGGACCCAAATTGTAGTGAATTTGATAGGACACAAGGGGGTTGTTATGTTTATGTGGATAATCCTCTTATTGTGAGTCTGTTTGGGTCTAAAGGTGATTTTGCATATCTTTTTGAGTGGAGAACTAGAATTAAATTTATGTTTGCCGCGTGTAGAGGTGTAATTGCTCATTCATTCCAAAACAATTGGATTAACGGAACGTTATATATGCCGTCATTTCAAAAGAGAACTTTCTATAATACTGATAATGAGGTAAAACGTTATAAGTATTGTGGTGACCCTCAAAGTGGTGAAGGTGGGTTGCTTGAGACGACTAAGAAAAATTGTGGACCACTTTATTACAATACCGACACTAATTCATTCTTTTATAGGTCCACCCCTTTCTATAATGGTGATTTTGTACCATCAAAAAAATGTAACTATGGGTTTTTTGGTGGATTAGCTACGATAGGTGCTAACAAGGGTAATATTTTTCAACCGACAACTATAATGGATTTAGGACCTAAAACTGATTTCTTAAAAGAAATTTTATTAACTCCTGAATTTCAAGGATATATCATTGATGAAATAGAATCAACATCTTTTCAAGATGTATCAGGTGTTTTAAATTTATTTATAATATCGAGATTGATAGACTCAAATTTCTTAGAAAATTTATTAGGTGTTGGTGACGCATCAATACAAAAATTATTTTCAAGGGACGCGGAATCTAACCTACTAAACCAATTTACTGATTCTAGAATCGATGGGGACTACGCTCAAATGATTTCTATTAATACTGAGTTTGGGGTGTTACCTTATCTATCAGGAAACTATTATGATAGTATTTCAGTTAATCAAAGTTTAATGGGAATATGGTTTACAGGTAGTACTAAAAGTATTTATAATACAGTTGGTGGTAGTACAGTCGAAGATAGAAGGATATTAGGTCCGGGACAATTAACTTTTAATGAGCCATCTCCTTTTATAACAAGTGATTTTAAATACCCTGGTAGTCAAATTATACCACATTATGGGTGGAAATACGAAGGAGGAAGTGTTTGGGGTAGTGAGGAAAATACATGGCAAACAGAAGTCGCGATAACAGCTAAATACCAAGATGAAACATTTGATGGGGCTAATAATTATCCCAGACCTCAAGATGGACTTGGAACAGGATTCTTATTTAATCGAACATTAGGTATCTTTTCGGGTACTCCACCACCAGATGGCGATTATGGCGACGGGTATCGTGTGGGTTCACCATTCCAAAATTACTTTGGATTAAAAAAAGGTAAAAGTGCAATGAATTTATTCATAACTAAATATATGTTTAATGCTGACTTAAATGGGTAATCAAAAAAATAATCAAACAATAAGGATTGTTAGGGGTTCTGACAGATACGCAGGTGCTCCCGACACGGACTTATCTATCCAAGTACCTATAGAGAATACCAAAAAAAGTATTATCGAAGGTGATAGAACTGTTTTATTAAATTTAGAGGAAAGATTTGACCACGAAAGACAAATATCGACTAAGTTTAGAATCGCCGGAAAAATAGTTAATCTGTTTGATAATATCGTTTCAGGTAAAACAAATAACTATCAACCGTTTGAGAATGAATTATATTTAATTGACCCGACTAAGACTGTAGTAGATGCTTACGGGGTCTTAGCAAATTGTGTTTGGACAGGTTACCCACCGTATGATGAATTTAATTTTTTTAGAGTAAGTGCAGTCCCTGGACATATTATATATAAAAGTAAGAGCGCATCAACTTATAATTGGTCCACCTACCTAACGTATCCACATAGTAACGATTATAATCAAATAATGAAATATACTGATGAGGAAAGTGGTACGGATATATCGTTTCAAGTTTCAGAAGGTATACCCTACACAATTAAAAACCGAGTGGTGAACGGTAAGAATATGTTAAGTTTTTATTGCGGTTATAAACATAATATAAAACAGGGGGATTACATTTATTTAAATACGCCAATAAATGGTAGTAACCTTCTTGAGGTTTATAGTTTAGGTGACCAAGCATATGGAAATGACGATAAAATTCTTAATGTATATAACTATGGTTTTACTGGGGTAACAATTAGTGACGGATATATGTCAAATTTAAAACGTGTTATAAACCCTAAAAACTCAGGAGAAACAATGTCTAAGTACTATGTTAGAAAACATAAAACTTTAACGGATGTTTCAAATGTAGATTTAACTAAAATGGGGTTTGAACAAAATAATTTTCCTGTCAATAAAAAATTAGAATATTCTGCATTGACTCCTAATGAGGTTTCAAGAATATCTATTAAAGATGGTAGGGGAACATTCGGAGTATCTTTCGATAAAGATATCGATATAATTTCTTTAATGGATAATTTAGACCGACCTGTAACTGAATTATTTATTACCATTATTAATAAAGGTTATATTGGTTATTTTAATAAACCACGTGTTGACGGTATTCAACCAACTAAAGGGTTAGAAGTTGGATGGGGTTTTAATTTTTTAGAAAACAGTGTGGATGATTGGTGGTCTAAAATAAATTTTAATAATAAAGATAATATTGATGTTGATTTTTATGATAAACAAGGGGATATCCCACCAGGATTAAATATTAGATTTTATTATAATAAAGATTTACCTATCGGTACTGAATTAAAGGGTGATGTTTGTGAGTGGAATGAATTTGACCAAAAAGAAACTGTGCTTTCACCGATATCACATAAATTTTCATTTAATACTGATGTTTTCAAAACTAATACGGATATTAATTTACCTGATGGTTATACGTATAATCCACACCATTCGGTAAAATTAAGAGTGTATTCAGACTATATTGAAGTGGGTGATAAAAATGATGTAAGTGGTGTACCAGACTACTCATTCTTTTCAAACTATGAGCAACAATGGAGATGGAGAGACATATACTCTTACGGTTTTGTTGATTCAAGTGGTAACGGTGTTAATTATCCATTTTTAAACGGAGAACACTACCCATTTGCTGATGTATTATTCTTACAAACGCCACTAATGAAAAATAATAACGTTTTCAATAACATAATCTTTCAACCAATAATAGATAATTGTGAATAAATTTAGATTTACCGTTAATAATGAAGATACGTATATTAATCTTCCTATGGAAATTGACTTTGATAATTTCGGAAGGGAAGATTTAATTAAACAGTATGAAAATGATGTGCTTGAGGAAATCATTAATCC